ATATGTATAACATCACCTATTGTTAAATCCATATATTTTAATGGTAACTTCATATCAACTAAATTATGTGTATTGCATTGATTTAATAATTTGTAATCTAAAAACTTATTAGCAGTTTCCGTGTCTGTATGATATTTTAAATTAATATCTTTGTGTCCATCTGTATCTTGCAAATGATAATTATGTGTTTGATTGGTATAATAGTTAGGTAATAAATCATTTATTTCTTTATTAATACTAAATGGATAATTGTCCTGACCATAATCATATCTATAAAACATCTTACAGCTTGTAATTACATCTTCTCTTTTTGTTTCAGAAAATTTATAAGACAATATATCATTAGTGTTTATAGTTTTATCAATGTCATCTCTTGTATAAGAATTTTTAATATTAATCAATCCAAATTTACCATCATTTTTAAAACGTGGATATGATTGTGTTTCATTTAAAATTTCTTCTATTAATTTTTTACCATCTATTTTTTTATGTACAGAAAAACCCATTTTCCAATCTGAATGTATTAATCTGCATTGCTCTATTGAAGGCATATCATAACTATTATAATCAGGGTGAATTTCATTACCCAATGCTACACTTTCATCATACTTACCATATCCTAGTTCATTTGTTAATATGTTCATAACAATATCTGATGGTTTTACTATTTTACCATCAGTAGAAAAACTTTCTTCTAATTGTTCTATTGCTATTCCTTCTAATTCAGCAGAATATATAGCTTGTACAGGTTCATATAAATCTTGCATAACAGCATCTAATTCAGAATTATCAGTATCTAAAGCACCTAAACCTAAAACATATTGGTTGCTGTCTGCCCATTCATTCATATTGTATTCATATCTAGGGAACCAATCACCTGTAACACTAAAACTTTGTTGATGTTCTATGTAGTCATTTCTGTTAATTTCATCTTGATAATCTTCTAATAATGCTCTTGAAAATGCTTGTACTAAATCGTCCATATATATATAAAAATTATCTTTAAAATCACCTAATGTTTGTATGTTGAAATCATTCCAATTATATTGCTTATATTCAGCTATTTTATCAGTTATATTTATTGTAGTTGCTGCTCTATCATCTACCTGCATATACCCTGCAATATTTGGAGAACTAGATACGTCCCAATCTGAAACCCAATTAACAGTTGTTTGGTAATCGTGGGTGTGATCTATATCTTTTTGCAAAATATACTCATAAGCATAAGAAAAAAATCCTTTAATCCAAGCAGAATTATTAAATAAACAATTTGTAAAATTTTGATCGTATTGGTGTATATTATCTAAAGCATTTTGTATAGGAAATGGTTTAAATCCTGTATAACCTGCTGAAGATTGTCTAGCACCTAATTGGTCTAATATTTTAAATTGTATTAAAAACATTTTAAATATATGTTTAAATAAACTATATGTTTTTATAACAGGTGAATATTGATTTGCACTAAAATAATCTTGATGAAATCCTTGAAGTTCACTATCCCAACTTTCATTTTCTATAAAATTTTGTATTCTGTTTTTTACTGCTATGCTTGAAGGATTTGAAGTTGGACTAAAAGAAAATGATAAATCTAACCAATCAAAATTGCTATCATCTTGCCTAATTAACCTTTTATAAGCATAAGTAACACAAAATCTTTTTCTACTTTTAAAACTATCATCACTTCTATCTTCGCCTGATATAAAATATGAATATGGTATATCTTCAGGTATAATTTCAATTTGTTGTTGATAAATTGTAGGGTCAATTTGTTCAGTATATGTATGTTTTTTTCTACCACTTATAGAAGCATATATTTCTTCTTGTGATAAATCATCAATAACAACTGAATGTAAAAGTCCAAAACCTCTCATCATCAAACTAGTTGTATAATTAGCACTTGACCAATTTTGTGGAAAATACTCAAATACAGCTATTAAATCTTCTTCATCTGCATTGTATTCAGTTACTAAAGTATCAAATACCCATTCTTTTTTTAAACCATATTTATATCCTTGTATAAAACTCATATTACTAGTTGTAGGAAAAGGTGAATAAGCATATGTAGAATTTTCTCGTGTTGGGCTATCAGTTTCTAGCATATATATTGGTGATTCTGCGTATGGATTGTCGTTATCTACCATATCAGGACTATTTTCTTCTAAATCTAATTCATTTTCTACTAACAATTTATTCATTTTAACATTAACACTATCAGCAGAATTTATATTATCTAATATTTCTGCTGAAATTGGTGCAACAAACCAACCAACTCTATCTGCATTAGCAGGTAATGTAAAAGTTCCTGATTTTGTCATTTTCCAATCACATAAAAGCCAAGTAGTTCCTCTTGTTTGATCATACAATCTACCTCGTGTTAGCAGTAATTTTTTGTTTGCACCTTTTTCCATTCTAAATATTATCCACCTACCTAAACCTGCATCAACAGTTGAATTATATGTTTTATAATTTGTACCAAAAGCACCTTCAGAGAAATTACTATTTGCTAAATCATCTCCTTGCCTGTACCAAATTTTAGGATTGTTATAATTATCAGTAAGCCCTTCTTCATTGTAAAAATTTGCATTAGTTATATCATTGTATTCTAAATCATCTACTCCTAATATCGAACCATCAGAAGCAGTTGCACCAATAGCTAGTCTAACATTAAATCCTGCATAACTCCAACTTTTTAAGTTCTTGTCTTGTTGTAAGTTTTGAGCCAATTCAGGAAAAACATAGGTAACATTATCTGAATTTACTTGACTTCTTAAAACAAATCTTGAATACGGATTGTATTGATAATTTTCCTCATAAGAAAAAGTCCTAACTATTACATAATCTTCATCTGATTTTGTATATAGCATATAATCTTCATACTCATCTCCAAGTAAATTTCTTTCTGACATATGACTAACTTTAGATGTTTTATATTTGCCTAATGTTGAAAAAGTATCTAATAATACATTTAATTTATTTCCTTCTTCAGAGTAATATGTTACAGTTGGTGCTTTATCTACTTTACCAAATGTCATAGGCACTACTACATCATTATCTTCTTTGTATTGTTCTGTTAAATTATTTTTAATAACATCAGGCAATCTATCTGCACTCATATATGGTACTTTCTTGCCTGAAATCTTGATCTGTGTTTTATCTTCTGCTAATATATTTAAAGAATCTTTGTTAAACTCAACTCTACTAATTTCACCTTTATACACCATAGCACAATCATAATCACCTATATTGACAGTTGTATTTAATACATTAGTTGTTGGTGATTTATAAAATAAAAATAAGTTTTTATTAGTAATAGAATTATTTATGTATTCAGATAATTTAGTGTTTACATCATAGTAATTATATAACGTGCAACGTAGTCTATTTATTTTAAGTTTTTTGCTATCATAATCAGTAGATAATCTAACATTTGATACTTTGCTTATACTGCTTATAATATCTAGCTTATTTCCGTTATTATCTAATATATCTTCTTTGTCTTGTGTAAGTGTAAATAAAACATTGTCTGTTTCAGGGTCAGTAATTAACACTACTGGTTTTAAAGTTTGGTTATCACCTGCTATATCGTTTGTAAAAAATTTAGATAATTCAAGCATTATGCACCTAGATTTTCACCCATTCGCAATGCTTCTCTTATTTGAGGAACTACACTATCTTCTACAAAAGAATCGTGTAATACATTGCCTGAAATATTAAGTGTAATACCTTGACCTTGTGGGCCATCTCTGTTTTCATCTACAAGTGGTGTTACTTGCACTCTTTCAGGCCCTGAACCTTCACCCACCATCATCATTTGAGGGCCATCAGTTATAAAGTCAGCACCATATTGTGCAGTTATAGGTTTAAGTAGTTTTGAAAAAAGTTTATCAACACTTTTACCTGCACCTGCTGCTGCTACTAAATTAAATGGAAATGGTACTGCTTTCATAATCTGATTTATAAGATTTGCTTTAGCAGTAGATGCTGCACCTTGTATTTCTTTTAACGCAACATCTCTGTTTTCTTCTTTTCTTAATTTTGCTAATAATCCTTCTTGTTTTATTTCTTCGTTTGTGTTTTTTATTCTTGTTTTATCTAGCTTTAATATTTCTTCTGTTTTCGCTGCAACAAGTGCTAAACCAATTTGTTCATCAGTTAAATTTTTTAATTTTTCTCTTTCTCTGTCTATTTGCGTTAAATCATACGAATCTGTTAATGCTTGTATTGCAAGTTGCCTTCTTTGTTCTT